GAACTATATTAAGAGGTACTACAATGCAATATCAACATTCAAGATTAACATTCCAACTCCAGTCATGTCTGGTATTAGGACTCCGATACGTCAGTTTGCTAGTTGTGTGCTTGTTGATGTTGATGATACTCTTAATTCTATCTTTAATTCTGATAGTGCTATCGGATATTATGTTTCTCAACGAGCAGGTATTGGAATCAATGCAGGTCGTATTAGAGGAATCAATGCTAAAATTAGAGGGGGAGAAGTTCAGCATACTGGTGTTATTCCATTCTTAAAGAAGTTTGAAGCAACAGTACGTTGTTGTACACAGAATGGTGTGCGTGGTGGTTCTGCTACTACACATTTTCCTATCTGGCACAAAGAGATTGAAGATATTCTTGTACTAAAAAACAACAAAGGTTCTGAAGATAATCGTGTGCGTAAACTCGACTACTCTATTCAGTTGTCGAAATTATTCTATGAAAGATTTCTAAAGAACGAAGATGTTACTCTATTCTCTCCTCACGATGTACCTGGTCTATATGAAGCATTCGGTACAGAAGAGTTTGATGAGTTATATGAGAAGTATGAGAGAGCATATAGTGTACCTAAGACGACTATTCCTGCTAGAGACTTAATGATTAGCATGTTAAAAGAACGTGCAGAAACAGGTCGTATATACCTTATGAACATCGACCATTGCAATACTCATTCTAGTTTCAAAGACAGAGTGTATATGTCAAACTTGTGTCAAGAGATTACTCTACCAACTAAACCTATTCAGCATATTGATGATGACCAAGGTGAGATTGCGTTGTGTATTCTCTCTGCAATTAATGTGGGTAACTTAAAGCACATAGATGATTTAGAAGATTTGTGTGATTTAGCAGTTCGCTCACTTGATGAAATTATCGACTATCAGAAGTATCCCGTGGTCGCCGCTGAGATATCGACAAAAGCAAGACGTAGTTTAGGTGTTGGATATATAGGTCTGGCGCATTATCTAGCAAGACAAAAAGTTAAGTATGATGACCCTAAAGCATGGGAACTTGTAGATGAGTTATCTGAGAGTTTTCAGTATTATCTACTAAAAGCATCTAATCAATTAGCACAAGAAAAAGGTAAGTGTGAATATTTCGATAGAACTAAGTATGCAGATGGTATTCTGCCTATCGACACATACAAGAAAGAAATAGATGAAATATGCAAAAGAAAGTTAAGTCATGATTGGATTACTCTCCGCAAGAACATTAAGTTACACGGTCTCAGGAACTCAACTCTGTCCGCACAGATGCCATCAGAGAGCAGTTCCGTTGTGTCAGGAGAAACTAACGGAATCGAACCACCTAGAGCATACTTGTCCGTTAAAAAGTCAAAGAAAGGGACTCTTAAACAGATTGTTCCACAGTATACTACACTAAAGAACGCATATACTTTATTGTGGGATATGAAAAGCAACGAAGGTTATATTAAAGTTGTTGCTATGATGCAAAAGTATTTTGACCAAGGTATCAGTGGTAACTGGTCATACAATCCAGAAAATTATGAAAACAATGAAGTGCCTATCTCTGTGATGGCGCAAGACTTGTTGACCACATATAAGTACGGTTGGAAGACTGCATATTATCAGAACACTTACGATGGTAAGAAAGATGATGATGAACCAGCACACTCAATCGGATGGCACGATAATCAACCAGAAGTACAACCTGCCACACTACAATCAAATGATGAAGATGAAGCATGTGACGCATGTGCAATATAAGAGAGGTAAACTAAATGTCAAGCGTATTCAATCAAAATAAAGTAGATTTTACTAAACAAGCAATGTTCTTTGGCGAGGACCAAGGAATGCAAAGATACGATGAATTTAAGTATCCTGTCTTTGATAAACTAACACAGAAGCAGTTAGGTTTCTTCTGGCGACCTGAAGAAGTGTCGTTACAAAAAGACCGTAATGACTATAATGAGTTGCGTCCTGAACAGAAGCATATCTTCACATCTAATCTGAAGTATCAGATTTTGCTTGATAGTGTGCAAGGTAGAGGTCCGTGTCTAGCATTTCTACCTCATTGTTCTATACCAGAACTAGAAGGTTGTATTATCACATGGGATTTTATGGAGACAATCCATAGTCGCAGTTATACTTACATGATTAAAAACTTGTATTCTGATCCAGCAGAAATCTTTGATACAGTTATTGATGATAAGCGTATCATGGAACGTGCAGATAGTATTACTAAATGTTATGATGATTTTATCAATTACTCAAAAGAATATGAAGTGACAGGTAAAGGGTCATCAAAAGAATTGAAGCGCAAACTATGGCGTGCATTAGTTACAGTGAATATCTTAGAAGGTATTCGTTTTTATGTATCATTTGCTTGTACGTTTGCATTCGGTGAGTTGAAGTTAATGGAAGGCAGTGCGAAGATTATCTCGTTTATCGCGAGAGATGAAAGTCAACACCTTGCTATTACTCAACATATTATTAAGAACTTTAAGAATGGCGAAAATGACAAAGAGATGCTTGAAGTCATCAAAGAAGAAGAAGAATGGATGTATCAAGTATACAGAGAAGCAGTCGATGAAGAAAAGAGATGGGCGCAATATTTATTTCAAGATGGTTCAATGATTGGACTAAATGAAAAGTTGTTGTCTGATTATGTAGAATGGGTAGCGAACAAGCGCATGAAAGCAATTGGTCTAGACCCTATCTTTAGTATCAAACCGGGTGACAATCCACTACCGTGGACAATGCACTGGTTAAACAGTTCTGGACTACAGAACGCACCTCAAGAAACTGAAATTGAATCCTATGTCATTGGAGGTATTAAGCAGGATGTGTCAGACGATACGTTCAAAGACTTTAGTTTGTAGGAGGTGTAATGAAACCAAAGACCTTTTTCTGCACCCAATGCGATGCAGAGTTCATGATAAAACATAACATGGACGAAGATTATTATAAAGTAACGATGTGTCCTTTTTGTGGGGGCGAAGTTGAACAAGAAGAAGAATATGATGAAGAGGATGATTAAATGAACTTGAAAGACTATGAAGAATTTGTAAAAACCGTTACTTCGGCAGACAGCAACAGCGTAGTACAATTAACAAGGACTATGATAGAACTAGATTGTGATGAAGTAAATATAGCACTACTATTAACAGGTGCTATGGGATTAAGTAGCGAAGGAGGCGAATTTGCAGAAATTGTCAAGAAAGCACTATTTCAAGGCAAACCACTTGATGCAGATACACAGTATCACCTCAAACGAGAACTTGGGGACATTATCTGGTATTGGGTTAATAGTTGTAGAGCATTGGGTCTCGACCCTAACGATGTAATTAAAGAAAACGTATTCAAACTAGAAAGTCGATATCCTGGCGGCAAGTTTGATACATACTTCAGTGAAAACAGGAAACAAGGAGACTTATAATGAAAATAATACTAATAGCAACAGTTGCAATGGTACTTAGTGCGTGTAATTATGCAAACGCAGAAACAGTTACAGATGTGAACAAAACAATTATATTGAAGAAACCATATCAAGTCGAAGTCTGTACAGATAGACAGGTATCAGGTGATAAGACTGGTGATACACTTAAAGGCGCTATCATCGGTGGTATCATTGGTAACAACGTGACTAAAAACGTAGACAACGGCGGCGCAGTAGGCGCATTACTTGGTGGTATGTTTGCACATAACAATAGTAAAGCAACAGGCGGAACTAGAACCGTATGTTCAGTTGAGACAAGATATAATGAAGAACGAAGAACTGTATACAGTCATTCGGTGGTGACATTCAATCACAACGGCAGACAATATTCTCTGCAGTTTACGAAGTAGATGTTTGTCGGAATAGACTACTCACTCAGTAGTCCCGCCGTCTGTATATCACCTAGTGAAGATGTATCATTCTTCACATGTAAGTTCTATTTTCTGACCACCAAAAAGAAATATGAAGGTACATGGAATAACATCTATGGCGACCTTCATAAACCTTGGGATTGTGCAGAAGAAAGATATCACAACATATCAAGTTGGGTTATGGAATGCATGAGCAAGCAAGATACGCAGTTCGGTCTACAAGCAATACAAGAAGTAATTATAGAAGATTATGCTATGGGTGCTAAAGGTAGAGTGTTTCATATAGGCGAGAATGGTGGTGCTTTGAAGATGCGTCTTTATCGCAATCAGATAAAGTATAGCACAATATCACCTGCAGAAGTAAAGAAGTTCGCTACAGGTAAAGGCAACGCAAATAAAGAAGCGATGTATGAAGCATTCCTGGAGCGACATAAATATGTATTGAAACTAAAAGATATACTAGGACAAGATACATTGGATTCACCAGTGACAGACATTGTTGACGCCTTTTATATCTGTAAAGCAGGAATAGAACGTATATGAAACTAGCACTAATTACTTTACTGTCAGCATTGTCGATATCAGCAATCGCCGCACTATATTCTTTACTAGGACTTGCCGCTATATTCAGTGCCGCTAAGATACCCGTCTTATTGATGGGTGGCGTACTAGAAGTAGGTAAACTTGTAACAGCATCTTGGTTATATCAGAACTGGAAGAAGACACCATTACTACTCAAATCGTACCTTTCTGGTGCGGTTGTTATCTTAATATTTATAACATCAATGGGAATCTTTGGATTTCTCTCAAAAGCACATCTGGATCAGACTATATCTGTAGGTGATAATACGCTAGAGATACAGCAAATTCAAACTCGTATTGATAGAGAAACAAAGCGTATCACTGATGCTGACCTTGTCATATCTCAGTTAGATAAAGCAGTACAAGTTCTTATCGATTATGAAAGAGTGAGAGGCGAAACAGGTGCTATTGCTACAAGAGAAAAGCAGAAAGATGAACGTGCAGAACTTAATACAATTATCGATGATGCACAAGATAAGATTTCAGAATACAACGATGCAAAACTTGTATTGAGTAAAGAACAGATTGAATTAGAAGCAGAGGTAGGACCTCTGAAGTATATCGCAGAACTAATATACGGTGAGAACGCAAAAGACCATTTTGACGAAGCAGTTCGTTGGGTTATAATACTTCTTATATTTGTATTTGACCCTTTAGCAGTATTGCTATTAATCGCCGCAAATCAGTCGTTTAGAGACTTGCGTAAAGTT